TCTGTTGAAAGTTCAGCGAACAGTGCATTGCTGATCCAAAGCTTGCAACCGGCAACTGGGTAGAGTGCCATCTCTGAGGTATCCTTTCTCTAAACTGCCACCGTCTCAAACGGCACAGTCACCGGGGTTCTCCAGCGATCGCCGTCTACATATCCCCCGGCCACCCTTGGCCGCGCCGTGATGCGCACCTTGGCTGTACCGGAGGTCAACACCTGCCCATGAAAGTGCTGGGCAAGCTCTCCACCAATCTCTTGGCTGTCCGTCTCACCGCCGTTCAGCGGTGTCAGTATGCTGATGCCCAGAACACCCACGTGCCGGTTCTCGTCCATGCTATCAATGGCCACCTGCGCAGGCGTGCCGGGGCTGTAGCTCACCACCACGTACTTGTCGGCCTTGGGCTGGCCCTGTGGCGGATACTGCATATTGCCCCAGACAATAGGATAGTCACCCGTCCACGCATCAAGGTGGGTCAGCAATGCGTCAAGGATGGCCTTTTCCGGTGTCATGCAAATGCCAATTCTGCGCCCAGCCTGCGCTGGCTATTCTCTACGATCTGCGGCCATTGCTGCACGGCCAAGTCTACGAAGTGCCTGCCCGGTTGGTTGTAGTTGCGACCCAAGCTATCCGTGCCCGTGAAGCCGTAATTCTGCCGCGCCGCATAGATGGCGATAAAACCAAAGCTCATAGACACACCGGGGGTCCAGTTGGCTATCAGGCTTTCAACAGCGGTGGCGTTGCCCATCACCGGACCACCCTTGCCGGTGGCGCTGGGGTCCATGGGCGGGATCACCGTGCCCTCTACACCCACCAGACTGTTTTGCAGGAAGCTGGTGTCCACAGGCATGTTGCCGCCAGCGCTCACCGGCACCTTCATCAGGCGGACCACCTCTTGGGTGCTTTCCTTGATCACCGCTTCAACGAAGCCCTTGGTGTTCAGCACCCACTGTTCAATGCTGGCGGTGAAATCGTTGCTCATATGACCACCTTCTTGGCCTGCCTGACAGCGGCCCCGATGTAGTCAACCTTGTACTCCGCATGGCACCTGCAATTGATCACGTCTTCCCCGGCTGCGCCCAAGCTGCGGTCACCGGGGTGCATCATCTTGGCCCCTGTCTCCGGGCTGATGAACGGTAGCGCATAGGGGCGCTTCTTACCGTGCAGGATATGGTGGCTGCGGCGCTCCCGTCCGTCCCGGTTGGTGCGCCAGATTTTGACAACGTCGTCTTCATGTACTTTGCCGGAACTGATCATCTGGCGGATAGCCTCAGCCTGCCCCGCGTGCAGGCTCAGCAGCGTCTCGGTACGCGCAATGTTCTCGCCGCGCAGCTTCAGCAGGCTGTCTGAATATTTGCCGATCATCTTGGCCACGTCCTCAGGCGGCAGCGGTACGCCAGCCTTCATGGCCTTGTGGACCTTGGTGTCAAAGCGCGCGTCCCGCCTGATGCGGGTCAGATAGTTGGCCAGCATGGCCGGGTCACCGCTTTGCAGCTCCAGCTTGGCTTTGCTCACATACTTGGCCATGGCGGGCGTCAGACCCACCGTACCGCCCTCACGGCGGCCCGTGGTGGCAGATATGCGCCCCACTATGTCCAAGGCCGTTGTGCGCGGCCCCTGACCCGCTGCAATGCCATCTGAAAGCGTCTGGCGCACCGTCTGGCGCGCCGTGCGGCTCAGGCCCACCACCAGCTTGCTGCTTTCAACCCGCAACCATTCCTCAGCCGGGGGAGAGCGTACATTGAAGCGGAAGATGACGCGTGAGCCTGTGAGTGGATTGACGGTGGCGCGGGCAGCCTCGGCAGTCAGCACGGCGGCGTACTTGTAGATATCTGAGACGCTATCCGCTACCTGCGCGAACACCACCGGGTCAAGATTAAGGATGCTCAGGGCATACTCGATGTTGCCGGTGGCTATGGCCTTCTCAAGAGCGGATATGACTGTCTCGTCGCTGATGTCAGAAATAGCGTCAAGGAAGGCTTGCCGCACCTGCGGCTCCATTTGGTCAAGCAGTTCCTGCAATGACGTGGGCAGTGCCATTCACGACCCCAGTACCAGCTTATACACGATGATGATGCCCGCCTCGGGCACCCTCAGCACTTTCTTGATGGTGGTTGGTATGCCATCCACATGCAACAGGTCAGTCATTTCTGGCACGACGCCAGCCGGTAGCGTCCTCACTGGTAACGTCGCCATACGGTCAGTGGCAATCACCAGTGTACCATCCACATACCTACGGTCCACTGACCTGACCACACCCACGACAGGGTACATCTTGGATGTGGGGTCAGCGGGCTCCCACGGCACAGGGCTCGCTACCGGCGTGCGCCGCTCCAGCGTGAGGGTACCCTGCTGGAACTCATCAATAAGGCCATGGGCGATCACCGCCATGTCGGTGTAGAAAGCGTCGCTCATGATCGCAACAGCCATTTGACACTGCTACGCCCTGTCACGGCCCCGCCAAGCAGGCAGCTGAGCATGCTGTCCACAATGGTCAGGGTGGGCGTCTGTGACGCCACCAGCCCGCCTTCAGCGTCAGCGTAGGTCACTGACACAGCACCATCAACGCTGACGGACTTCTTGATCTGGCCGGTGATCACATCAGGGCTCAGGTAACTGGGTGTGGCCAGTTCACGGAGCGCGGCCTCGTACGTTGCGGCTTCAATTTCCTTGGGAACTACATCTGAGGGAACTACATACCCTTGGCAATTGGTTGCCCCCGTACGAGGCCAGCCCAGCACCTGCTCGTAGCCGCCTGTAGGCTTGCCCGGATAGCGCGCGCCATAGTGCCCATCAAGGTAGGCAGTGGCGCGCTCCAGCGCCGGGTCTACATCGCCTGAGGCAGCGGTGTAGCCCATCCGGGCGCAATAAGCCTCAAAAGCGGCCTCGGTGCCGTAGTGCGCCACGGATTACTCCTTCTTGGCGGTCTTCTTGGCGGCTTCGTTGGCGTGCTTGCCTTCCACCTGCGTGGTTGGCGGCACCTTCTTGTCGCCAGTGTCACTGGGCTCAGCGCCCTTGACGCCAGCGCCCTTGCCAGCTGCGGGCACGGCTTCCCCCGGTTCAGAGGCGGGAGGAGGGACCTCCTCATCCGGGGAAACCCATGGTTGCTGCTCCGCCTCGGCGGCATCAACCTCCTTCTTGGTCGGCCCTTCACCGTCAACGGCGGTCTTGCCGACCAAGCGTTCAGATTTGGTGCTGGTGGGTATGCGCGCATGAAGCTTGTCCATCATGGACTCAGGCTCACCCTGCGGGTCAACCACATGTCTGCGCCCAACCATGTCGCGCACATGATCTTCGCGCAGCTGCTTGTCGTAGGGCTCACCCTCAGGGGTATTCTCCTGAAGACCGGCGACCACTTTCTCACCGATGACCTTGACGGCCTCAGACGCCGCGTCACGGATTTCTTGCAGCCGGTCATCGGCTGTTTCATCATCGTGCATTTTGTCAAGATCACGCACGCTCTTCTGATGGGCGGCGTTCCATTCCTCAAAGCGCTTTACTTCAAGCTCCATTTCAGGGAGCATTGAAACACGCGCGCGGCTAAATGCTGACAGACCCATGACGGGCACTCCTTTCCTGCGGTTAATGGGTGGGGCTCAGCCCACCCACCACACTACAACGCCTGTCAGACAATCTTGTGCTTGAACTGCACAATCCGGATGTTCTTGGGGCTGTAGCGGCGGTTCCAGTTGGTGCCGATGGCCAGTTCCGCGTTGGTCGGGCTGACACCGGTTGCCGTGCCAATCCACGCAATGCCGCGCGGGTGCATGACGAAGTGACGCCGGTTGATCAGGATGTCTTCACCGGCCAGCGAGTCACGGTCTGTCTCAGTGGGGGTGGGCGCGCCGCCGTCAGCGTAGCCAATGGCCCCGGCACCGAACAGGTAGCTGGTGTAGGTGCCTGTCGTCACCGGCATGCCGTCATCCTGAATAACCCGCTTGCCCATGTAGTAGGGCAGGGTCGGATTGCCGTCACGGTCTTCCTTGAAGTCGATCAGGCCCTGCTTGACCAGCGTGGCCACCACCGCGCTGTGCATGGCGAAGGCCGTCAGCCGCTGGCTGGCGTCGCCCAGCTTGTACATGGCGTCAACAACGCTGTTGGCGCTGATGATGTTG